TCTCTTTTATTTAAAGTAAGCCATCCATCCTTCCAAGTATTATCCTCCAAATTTTGTGCCTTTAAATGCGCCTCAATGATATTAAAGTGATGACTTGCATATTGCCTGAATTTATCTAAATCTACATCTATGTTAGGTAAGTTATCTGATATAATAACATCCTCAATATATGGCTGCATCTTTATTAAAGGTGCAATGCTTTCTGCTCTTTGTAAATGATACGGTGTGATATATAAAGTTCCGCCACCCATCTTTCTTATGGTTGGTAAACTAAATACTAAATCTCCTGTTGCACCGCTATGCTTGAATGTTGTCATACCATCTGTATATTGTATTAAGAAAATCTATTACACATACTTTGCAATTATTATTAAAGTGATAGTATTCATCTTTTAACCTGCGATATTCATTTAAAAGTTCTTGTTGTACATCGTGATGAAAGTTTACTATCTCTCCTGTTTTATGGTAGAAGTCATAGTAATGCCGGTGCTTATCAAATATTAGATTTGATAATGCTTTTGTAGGCATTGAATCGTTGTTCGTTAATTTCGGTGAAGTTATATTTTTTGGACGCCCACGCATAAAGTTCGTTGCCTAAATTTTCCCTTAAGCTTGGGTTGTTAGTTAATAAATTAATGTACTTAAACCAATCCTTCTGACTATTAACCCATAACACAGGTGCATCAGTATCTAGATTATAAGGTGCAACGTTTGAACAAATAACTGGTAGTCTCTTTGCTGCTGCTTCTAGTATTTTTAAATTGCTTTTGCATCCGTGCCATTGGCTATCTTCTAAAGGTATTAAAACAATATCAGCATAGTTATACATATCCATATACTGAGTAGGACTTGCTGAATGTAATTTAATAAAAGAATGTTTACCGGCAAACATTGAGAACATCCGATCCCATATTGATTTAGTATAAGGATCGCAGTCATTATATCCACCCATTACCATTTGAATATTACCTGTTAATCTTTTTAATGGTTCTCTTAAAATCTTAATATCGCTTTCGTGACTAACTGATCCGCACCAAAATATTCTAACCTTATCTGATTTAAACCTTGTCTCATTAAACTGATTTAATCCATACGGTAAAGAATTCGGAATAACTATTACATTATCATTAAACTGCTTTACTTTATTTAATAAATTGATATTAGTAACCGTAACTAAATCTGCAGACATTAAATTACGTTCTATTCTTTCTCCTAATACTTGATAGGTTTCGTAATTAATATGGTTAACTGGTAAATCCCAATGATCATCTATATCCATAACTACTTGACACCCAAGTAATTCCTTAGTTTTGTTCCAATTTAAATCGTATTGACATATTCTATTATACACTAGTAAATCCCAATCATCAGTCTTATCTTCAGTTATAAAGTTAGTTACATAGCCTTTAATATCGTTCATAAAAGCAAGTGGCAAAACTACTCTATGAAATCCGCAACCTGATTCTTTATTAGTTATTCCGATTATATTCATAGATGCTTTTGTATCATTTGATCTTAATTGATATAAAACCTGCTCCAAATATTACTGCTATTAATTCAACTGTATGTATTGGTAAGAAGGTAAATAATAAAGCACTCCATACTGTTAGACATTGAATGCAGTCAAATGGTCTGAATCGTTTTATCATTGGTATTTTTAGTATGCGCTTTAGTATGATGTGTCCGTTAAATACATTGATGAAGTAGTAAGCAAATGTAAATGCTGCTATTGGTATAATATACATTTTAATTCTTTTTTTACTTTGTTAGTAATATTGCAAACGTGGTTAACTGGTATTCCGTAATACTCTGCTACCTTTCTATTGCTTCCTAGTTCTACGTATTTATTGAATATTCTTATTTCGTGATCTGTTTCTATGTCTATGTTATTTTTTGTAAGCGCTTTTGTTGCCTCTACTGCTAAACTTTCTGGTATCGTTGGCAAATCCAACTGACTATTAAAATATTCAACTGCCTTTAATAAATCACTTTTTTTGTATTTATAATAAAACTCACTTGTCTTAGAAGTAGCCATAAACCAACATATCTTAATTGCATATCGTAATAAGTTATTAGAGGCGAATAAAGCTGCTATTTTATCACAAGGCTGAAGTAGTAAGCTAACTGCTATTTCCTGTCTTAAATCGTCTTGTATTGATTCAGGCTTTGTTTTGCTTATCGCTTTTATAAGGTCAGGATGGTTATATATCTCAAGGACTATATCATTACACTTGTTCATTATATTTCTTGACCTTTAGGAATAAATAATTTTTCATCAGGCTGGTTATTATGCTTTTGCGAACCACCTTGCAATGTGCTTTTTTGACTAAATGAAAGTAATACATCAAAATCATTAGGAGCGTTGTATTCCGATATGTACACCTTATTTTTTTTAGAAATTATCCTAACCCAATCCCAAAATTCAATATGGTTAAATGCTCCTTCTTTATATTCAGCAGTTCCTTGATATGGAGGATCGCAATATATTACTGCATCTTTAGGTATAACTATTTCATTATAACTTTTATTAAATATTTCTAGTTGCTGTAGTCGCTCTAGTTGCTCTAGTTGCTCTAGTTGCTCTAGTTCTAAAATTCTATTTTTAAGCGCTTTTGCAACTTTCCCAAGTGCTATCCTTCTTTTATGCCAATCTGTTTGTTTTAAAATACCATTAATATATTTTTGTGGTATATTAGGTAATAATTCTTTTAATAACAAAGGATTTTTATTAATAACTAATTCGTGACCGGCTTTTTTATATTGCTCCGTTTCTTTTCCAAACATATAACTTCTTTGATTATTGCCGAAAGACCAAATACAACTTGCATAACCTACATACCAATCTTCATAATTATCACTATTTTTTAAAATATTATTAAATTTATCCCTTGTAATAAATTCAGTACATTTCTGCTCGTCTAAACCTTTATTTATTGTTTGATTTAATAATGCAGTTACATATTTATTTTTATCATTTGCAATAACATTAAATCCATTTTTATAAAATAATTCACCAATAGCAAATCCACCACAAAATAAATCTACAATAGTTTTTAAATTAGGATTAAAATTTACTATTGTTTGATAAATCTTTTGTGCAGACTTTCGCTTTGAACCCATATAAGGTATTGCCATTATGCTTCAAATTTATTTAAACATTTAGGACAAGTAACTGATTTAATAGGTTTATCTATATTCCTATCTTCATTTGAAGTTATATTGTCAAAATCAATATCATTTTTAAATACTGGCAAATCTAATCCCCAATCCTTTAATTCTATTTCATCCCATTCATTTGCAACCATCTCCCACTCCCATTCTCCAAAACCTACATTATCTTTAATAATAAATTCGTTCTGCTTTTGTTCGGACCAGTCAACTACCTCAACGTTAACTTCTTTATATCCGCATTCAATCATAGCTTTATATCTCATATTGCCTCCAAGTATAATCATATCTTTATTAACTACAATAGGTCTGACTGTTTCCATTTCTGGAAACTCTTTAATAGACTTTACAAGTTTTTTAAACTTTTCATCTTTAATTAATCTTGGGTTCTTCGGATTGCTTTTTACTTTATCTACCTTAACTTTTATCATTGATTAATTTTTTAATGTAAAATACTGAATCAAGTAATTCTTCATACAAGTGGTTCAATAGCTGCAAGTTGTTTAGATCTGCATTCTCTAGAGTAGTTCCGTAGGTATTCATTCCTTTGTCAATGCGCTTTTGTAAGTCTGCATTAATCTCGTCTAATAATGGCATTATGTTTATCTTTTAAAAATTGCATATACTGTTCCTTATCGCCAAAAAAAATATGACATTGCCTGCACAATGCCATTAAATTATTAATTGAATCTTTCTCTTTGCTGCCACCCATTCCTCTTGCTTCTATATGATGGATGTCAACTGCACGATTATCACATACTTCGCAGGGTACATAATCATCTTGTGCATAACCAAAATACTTTAAATATATTTTAGTGTGATTTTTCATTTAAAATGGTAGATCGCTTTTGGTGTTTATATTTACTGCCTTACTTTCTGACTTAGGTTCAAAGTCATTCAAAGTTATTTTAACATTCTTACCATACTGATCCGGTTCAGCATAAATATTAATATTCACTTTAACATACCTCTTGCCATTGTATTCATAAGAATGCTCTAGTGCATCTGTAATACATAGGCTTGAACTTAGGAAAGTTTCATTAATCTTTTTTCCGCTTCCTAATCTGATTGCTTGTTTTTTTTCTGTACTCATTTGGTTTGTTTTTTATTGGTTAAGGTATTCGTTTATTATTTTAATTGTATGTCCAAAGCCTTGCCCAAACTCTGCCTTATACCCTTTGCCCCTTAACTTCATCATCATTACCTCTTGCTCCTGGTGATGCTCATTCTTTCGCATTGTACCATCTTTTTTAAATACTACGTTATTAACTGTTTTTAATTCTATGAATAGTCCGGCATAGTTTCCTTTAGGTTCAGCAATAAATAAATCGGGATAAGCATTTGAGAACTGCAATGCTTTGTGTCGCTTTGCCATCCCTATGCTCATTCGCATTCCTGAACTAAAGTCAGTTCTAAATATAACGTAAGGGTAGATTTTACGTATGTAGTCGCAAACTAACCTGTGTAAGTCTTTCTCTAACATAAAATAAAATTAAAATAAAGTTATTCACATTATTAAAAAAGTTATCAATACTATGTTTGTTTAGTACTCCATATTTTTTCTCCATCTTTACCCCAGTAGTGGTCGCATTTACCATCTTTTAAAGGTAAATCGATAAAGTAACTCTGATACTTGTCAGACTTTGCAGTATACCTGTAGCAATTTTCTTTATAAGGACAATTAATTTCATCTTTCTCGCCCAAGCATTTCGTGATATCAGCCATATTTATTTGTTTTTAGCTATTTCAATTAATTTTTTAAGACAAGCAAGTTCTGCTTCTTCGTAACTTGTATATTCTTCTTTCATAAATTTAACTTCATCTATCCCATAGTCATGAATAATATAGTAAGCAAAGTTGATGCTACCATCTGTTCTATCTTGGTAACGATGTATAGCTGAATTGGATATCTTCTTCTCTCTAAACCATCTAAATGCTTGTTGGTAGAGTGGTGCAAGTGTATCAAAATGTTCAGGTATTCTTATAAGATGATAAAACCTATTAGGTGTTTTACCAATAATTAAATCAACACCACTACTGCTTAATGTAGTATGATAGTATCCTAAACATACGTCATCAAAACCTAATTTTTTAAGTTCTAATGCTTGTTCGTAAGGGATAAATTCTTTGTTCATAGGTTATTTGTTTTGGTTATAGGTTTGGTTGTAGTATTGTTCTGGAAATAAAAGTTGTTCACCAGACTTTTGAGTTTCAACACCTTCTACAAATCCATCTGCAAATGTATTCTCTATCTGCTCTTTTTCTTTTTCAATTGCTTCTTTAGCCTTGACCTGTAACTCTAATGGTAATTCATACTCATACGCTTTCAACCAATCACTAAATTCTTGCATTGCTGTTTTCATAATTTTTTATTTAATCGTTATTTAAAAAGTATTTTTCTATAAAATAATAATCGTGCTGATCTTCATATTCAAGTTTATTAATTAATCCATCTTTGTATGCTTCTCTTTTTTGATAACCTTCTAATTGTAGTGCTTCTGTAAAAATACCACTATTCTCTAGTCTTTCATATACTGCCTGAACTAAAGTACCTTCCAGTTGTTCAATTAATATTTCTACTGCTGTTTTCATAATTTTAGATTTATGTTTCTAATTTTGTTTAATATTTGTATTTTAATTTTTAAATTATATGTTTTTAGAACTTTATTCCTAATTTACGCCTATTTATATTCTTTTGCACCTAATTTTTATGTCACTTAAAGTGTCGCATAATGCACTTTTTGGTACAATAAGTTGTATTATGCACTTT